GGTCACAATGGAGATAATACTCCTCCAGCTAAGGCCGTTTAGAGCGTTCTGACGATTCTATGACCATCAAAAGCTACAGCATTAACCGGTTCAACTGAAGTGTGTGATATAAATGACAATGGATCGGTAAATATAGTGTAAAACAGTCCAGACTCTAAAAAGAATGTTGAATCAGATAGAACAAATTTGCGTGGCGGTTGTTTGAATAATTTAGTATTTGATGTCGGAACCCATGAATTATTATGAACTATATAGAAGCCTTTTGAGTCTGAATTTATTTCATATGAAATTGGATTTAAAGCATTTAGATTCCGCTCTTTTATTATTGGCGCAAATACTGCAACGTCAGATTTAGCTAATACAGCAAATGGATCAGTTTCAGTTTTGTACGTTATTGCACCTTGTAAAGCAATTGGTTGGTTAGCTAACAAAACGTCCGTTAATGGTTGAAAATCTCCACGCATCTGCAAATCTTCAAGTGAGATGGTTCTATAACCATCTAAATTTCTTGTTACATTAGTATAACCGACAATTGGGTCATGTTGTAATGGTGCTTCTTGTTGCATTAATACAACTCCCTGTGCAATTCGTTTTGAAGCGCGTTCAATCTGTGTTCTATGTGTCTCCATTATATTGTATACATCAGCCCTTCTCTGTTCAACTGGTAATTGCCTCATCCTATTCCTTAGTAAATACATCTGATCTGGTGGAATCTTTGGAGCATCAAATATTTTTAATTTACGCATAAATTCAGTTACCAGTGACAGTATTTTCTTCTGATAGAGATTTAACCTATGAGATACGAGTAGGGTAGCTACGGTATCATCAATTGCCTCGTTATAATTATGCAAAAATCTGATGTTCACTTTATAATACTGTAGTAGAACAGATGCATCTGGATATACAGCTCTATTTGACATTAACATGAAATACGACGTAGCTGCTGTCATATTCACTAATTCGGTGTTTATAGTTTGTGCATATTGCTGATTCATTACTATGAATCTTTGAATCACTTCATAATTGTAAATCAACATCCTAAATGAATCTTCAATCTGTGGCGCACGTCTCGTTAATATAGTAATTGCTCTTTGTATTGATCTTTTATACTCCTGATTATACGCGCGAAATGGTTGGCCTGCTATATTTAACAAAGCAGCGGCTACATTTTGTACTATCGCTCCTGATCTAATAATATTTTGTAAAGAGGCATTTCTTACTCCATCTACTACATTATATAGGAAGTGGTTATTGTTGACATGGTGTAAATAATCTCTGACTTGTCGTGAAACTATGCGTGGTAAAATGAGCTCAAATGGAGTCTGTATTTCTAAATAATTATACTGCATAGCTGGAATGTCAAAAGCTGGACATAAAATTGTATTTATTATCGCTACTTGCAGAGAATTCAGTGATTCACGAAGAATAAGTTCATTCGGAACGAGAGCTAATACAAACATTCCAGACAATAATGACATATAATTCGCTTGAGTAAATTCCATTCTTAAAGTGCGCTGTGACAAACAAGCAGCTATAACAGTTTTAAAGAATTCATTTGCGGCGTCAGAATTAATACCTGTTATAAATTGTGATTCGGACTGTATTGTCATCGCTTCTAATTGCAACATTTGCGACATTTCTTTAATTTGTGTTTCTGTGTCTACAAGATCTACTAGATCAGGCACTGCAGTTCTGGCATGCACATAATTAGTTAACGTTAATGTTTCCCATATAGACTGTAGACCTTCATGTAGATTTAATCTATCTTGCAACAGATTATAAGGAACATATCTTGCTGTTTCAAGAAAGGAATTATCGATAGTAAATATATAATTAACATCATTTCTCATACGTGTTGGTATCATCTGAAATATCTCACGTGTTGTTAGTGGTCTTAATATCTGATGCTCCAAGAAATATTGATTAAATTCATAGTCAACTGGATGCAGCACTGCTTGATATCTAACTATATTAGCTTCAGCGTTAACTCTATGTCTCATTTCTGCAATATATCTTCTTGTCATTGCATCTGTTTGTTCATCTGCAAATAATTTTTCAAGAATTGAGGCAGTTTCCGCATCTACTACTTTACCTGCTTCACGTGAATGCTTATTGTCTACAGCCATACTTCTCAGCATTATATATGGTGGCATTGTATCAATGACGTGAGTATATAGAGATAGAAAGTATTCTCTAACTGTGTAATCTCCAGTTGGTATATCATCTTTTTTAAGCTTCCAATACCATGCAGTAATTAAAGTCTTTCTACCATCGTTTGCATAAATTGGAACAACTTCTGGCTCAAATAGTCTAAATAATTGTTTAATTTCCGCATTCTCTTCAATTTTAATCTCAGACAATTTTTTAACTGCCTCATCATTTGGTGTATAAGTTGGTATTGCCTTCTGTAATATTTCTTTCTGTATTTCTTTTTCACTATCTTCTTTAGTTTTAAGGACTTCTATAAGATGTCTAGTCCCATCTCTTTTCTCTTTCGCTGCTTTTTCCACATCTTCTAATGATTTTACTTCGTCTGATTGCTGTATCTGACTATTCTCTTTCTCTTTTTTATCTTCTTTTGTTTTAGTGTCTGACTGACTTAATGTTTGTTCAGATTGGACTGAATTCTCGTCATTCTGTTGATCTACTAACTTTTTCACTGCTTCAGCACCTTCATTTATTGCTTTTTTAAGAGACGCTTCTCTTTTATTCTTTAATTCCTCTAAACGTTGTTTTGCCTTATTACTGGACATCCTGCCAATAATAGCC